CCGGTATCACGGCCCAGCGGCGGGTGCCGGAGCTGGAATACCTGACCGAAAACTCTAACCGGGTGTGGGGCTGCAACTCGAAAGAGAATGTGATCTACAGCTGCAAGCAGGGCGACCCGACCAACTGGTACTGCTACAACGGCATAGCCTCCGACAGCTACGCGGTGACGGTGGGCAGCGAGGGCGGCTTTACCGGGGCGGCTACCTGCATGGGATATGTGCTGTTTTTCAAAGAAAATACGATCCACAAAATCTATGGCAGCCGCCCGGCGGACTATCAGGTGGTGAGCACCCAGTGCCGGGGTGTGGCCAAGGGAGCAAGCCGGAGCCTGAGCGTCATCAACGAAACGCTGTACTACCTGAGCACCGAGGGCGTGATGGCCTGGGACGGAAGCCTGCCGGTGAATATTTCGGGCAGGCTGGGCCGTTCCTGGCTGATGAACGTGAAGTATGCAGCAGGCGGGGCCTTGGATGCCCGGTATTACCTCTATGCCAAGGGCAGCAGCGGGGAGACCCGGCTGCTGGTGTATGATACCGAACGGAGCCTGTGGCACGAGGAAAACACCAACGAGAACAGCGGCAGTGCTGCGGGCTGGGAGATGTGTTCCACCCGGCAGCAGCTTTACCTGTGGGACGGGGAGGCGCTGTGGGCTGCGGAACCGAACCGGGAGAGTGACTGGGACACGGCTGCGGCGAAAGCTGCTGTGGAGCAGAACGTGGTGTTTACGGCCACAACGGGAGACATCGGGCTGACAAGCCCGGACGACAAGTATGTGAGCCGGGTGACGCTGCGGGTGGATGCACTGGCCCCTAGCACGTTGGTGGTGCAGGTGAGCTGCGACGGCGGAGAGTGGGAGAAGCTGGGGGAAGCTGCGGTGCAGCACAAATGGACCCAGGTGAACCTGCCCTTTGTGCCTGCCCGGCACGACACCCTGCGGCTGCGCATTTCCGGCACCGGGCAGATCGCGGTGCGGAGCATTGCATTTACTTTTGCGGCCAGCCGGGGCAACCGGGTGGCGGGAGCATAACCTCTCAGTCTGCTGCGCAGACAGCTCCCCTAACAGGGGAGCCCTTGGCAGATAGGGCCACGGAACCAGACCGCTTGGGTATAAGCAGCCGCAGGAGCGTGGGCCCTGCGGTGTGACGCCAGAAAGGATGATGGATATGGCTGACATTACACGTTTGGGAGAGATCAGTCTCCCGAAGTTGAGCGAGAACATGGCACCGGAAGACCGGCGGGCCATCAACAACTACCTGATGCAGCTGCGGGACCAGACCATGTACATGCTGCGGAACCTGGACGAGAGCAATTTTTCGGACGCCATGCGGGACAAGCTGACGGCCATGGGGTTAAAGATGGAGTAAACCTCTCAGAAAGGAGATCAGAAATGGCACGACATGGAAGATGGTGGGAGTATGTGATCCCGGGATGGAATGCATACCGCATTTACCAGGATATCTCGGACCCGGGCGGCGGAAAGTATGGCAAACAGCCGGACTACTCGGAGAGCAATGACCGGGTATATGCGGCATGGGATAACGTGCAGCGGGCGGAGGCCAATCATCCGGGAAACTACCAGAGCAAATATGCAAACCAGATCAACGGGGTACAGAGCAAGCTGAATGATATGAACCAGAAAGGTTTCAGCTACGACTACACGAAAGATGCCGCCTACCAGCAGTACAAGAACCGTTACACCCGGGGCGCGGAGCTGGCCAGCGAAGATGCCACGGCCCAGGCAGCGGCCCGCAGCGGCGGTTACAGCAACAGCTGGGGCACCAGCAGCGGGCAGACTGCCTACCAGAACACCATGAACGGGCTGGCAAGCGTGGCGGACAGCCTGTATAACCAGGCCTACAACGAATACAACACCAAGAAGAGCGACCTGAGCAACCAGCTGGGGGCTTTGCGGCAGCAGGAAAACCTGGCACAGCAGGAGTACCAGACCAACCTGAACAAATACTATGATGACCTGAACTATGCAGCGAACGAATACAACAGTGCGGTGAGCGCAGCCCAGCAGCGCAGGGCCAACAGCACGAACAAGTGGGGAACGGTGATGACTGTGGCGGCAAACGCACTGCCGTATATTCTGGGACTGTTTTTGTAAAAGAGCGCTGGCCCGGCAGAACCTCTCAGTCTGCTGCGCAGACAGCTCCCCTAATAGGGGAGCCCTTGGCAGGCCGGGCCACGGCACCAGACCGCATGGGTACAAGAAAACCGCAGGAGCGTGGGCCCTGCGGTGTGACGTTAGGAGGATATAAGATTATGGCAATTGGAACCAGCAAGCGGAGAAAGAACCAGGCGGAGGCCGCTGAGAGACAGTGGGCGGCCAACAGCCCGGCGGACTATGTGAACCAGAACAAAGAGGCCATGGATGCCGTGACCGGACAGGTGGGCAGCGGCTTTGACTGGAACACCGCAGCGGACGCCTACCAGCAGTACCGCCAGCGGGCCACCCAGAGCGCCCAGGCGGCCGCAGACAATGCCAAGGCCAATGCGGCCAACCTGGCAGGCGGGTATGGATCCAGCTACGCAGACAGTGTGGCCGCCCAGAACCAGCGGCAGGCACTGGCGGGCATTGACAACGCACTGCCAAGCCTGCGCAGCCAGGCGCTGGCCGAATACCAGGACAAGCAGAACAGCCTGCTGAACGCCCTGAGTGGGATGGCCACCACGGAGGGACTGAACCGCTCGGCCTACGGAATGAACCTGGCCAATTTCCAGGGTTGGCGGAATTACCTGGCCAACAAGACCGCCCAGGCCCGGACGGAGTACGCCAATGACAAAAGCAACCTTTGGAACTGGGTAAGGAACATTGGCTCTGCGGCGCTGACGGCCTACGACGGGTACAAGGGGTATACGGCCCAACAGCAGCAGGCCCAGGCGCAGGCCATCAACTACGCAGTGAGCCTGAAACAGCAGGGTGCAGACGATGCAGCCAAGGCCGTGCTGGAAGCCTACAAAGTAGACCCCGGTATTCTGGACAACTACAGCGGGCAGACGCCCATCACCTGGAAAGACCAGCTCTCGGGGCTGGCCACGGCTTCCGGCCTGATGGGCAACGGCGACCAGACCGGGGCGTACAGCTACCTGGACATTCTGAACCTGCCGCAGGACAGCATCGACAACTATGACACGGTTGCAAACCGGGCCTTTGAGGAGTACATGAACAAGCAGCTGCTGAGTAAATCCCTCTCGGCCAGCGGGAAGAGCAGCGGCTCTGGACGGAGCAGCGGCAGCTCCCACAGTACGTCTGGCAGCAGCAAGAGCGGGAGCGGCTGGACCAACAGCCAGGTGCTGACGGCACTGGGCAAATACCAGGCTCTGAGTGACGATGATCCCACCAAGGCCATCTATGCCGGCATCCTGGAAGAGGCCGGGATGCTGCCGCAGGGAACGGGAAGCAAGAGTGCCTATACCGCGCCGAGTGCCGGTGCTTTGACGAACCTGAACATGGGGAGCAAGTGGACGCTGCCGAACACGACGACCACCACCAAGAAAACCAGCGGGGATGATCTGGCCACGATGCTTGCCAAAAACTATGCAAAGAAAGGGTATAGCGCCTGGGCCATCATGAACAACATGCACCAGAATGGTTACTCGGATGCAGAGATCGCGCGGGCACTGGAGAATGCGGGGGTGAATTAAATGGCATGGACAGCAGAAAAGGTTAAGGCAATGCGGGAGAGCAACCCTGCGAAAGCGGCGGAGAGTGACGGCTGGACGGCGGAGAAAGTGCGGGCCATGCGTACCAAGACACCGACGGCGGGCTTGCCCTCTCAGTCGCCTGACGGCGACAGCTCCCCCAAAGTGGGAGCCCTTGGCAGGACGGGAAAATTTGTGCAGACCGCTCAGGCTGCAACAAACGCAAAAGATGATATCCTGTATGCCGACGCACTGGACAGTTATCGGGCAGGCGAGGCAATGGCCCGACAGAGCCCTGCGGTAAAGTGGGGCGAACCTCTCATCAGTGAAAATGTGCTAGAAAACCCCGCCAGTGGGGCCAAAGCCTACGGTACCAGCCTGGCCCAAAAGCAGAAACAGTACAACGACCAGCACAGCCAGACGGATGAATTTGATGCCATCAACCAGTGGCTGGACACGGGCGACAATAAGAACCTGGCCGATGCGGTGCGCCGTGTGGACAACACCCACGGGGCCTATACGGACAAAGACCTCATCACCAAGGGCGGTTGGACGCAGGAACAGATCGACACGGCCCGGCAGATGAATGCGGCACTGGATGCCATTCCTGCCTGGAAGCGTGGCGTGCGGCGGACGGCCAACACCATTGGCGGCGTGGCGGACACGGTGGCAGCAGCACCGTTCCTGGCCGGTGAATATACGGTGCAGGCGGGCAAGAACCTTGCCCAGAGTGCGGCCAACCGGAAAGCGCTGGAAGCGGAAGTGGCCAAGAGCCCCCGGGAGAAAAACCTGTATGAGCGGCTGATGGAGACCGACATGGAATACCAGCCGAGATACAGCACAGGTGATCTGCTGCAGCAGGGCTTCACGCGGGAAGAGATCGACAGCATGAAAGCCCGCATTGCCGGGACAGAAGCGCAGGACAGCGTGGACCCGGAAAAGAGCTTTGGCTACCAGCTTTATCATCGTGGGCAGCAGCTGAATGCAGCGGCCCAGAGCGGCCTTTCTCCGGTGGGCCGGACAGCGCTGGGTGTGGCCACCAGCACGGCAGAAAACCTTGCTGTGGCGGGTGTGAACCCGGCAGCGGTGCTGCCCGTGCTGAGTGCGCAGGGGGCCGCAGAGGCTATGGGCCAGAGCGTGGAGAGCGGCCAGAGTGCAGGCAAGGCCCTGGCCGGAGGCCTTGCCAAGTTTGGCGCAGGCTGGGCCATCAACAGCGTGGGTGCGGCAGACCTGGCACGGACCATGGGCTCGGACTATGCAAAGGACACCGTAGCCGGGCAGATCGCGGACTGGGTGCGCGGCCTTGCCGGGGACGGGACCCTGGCCAAGAGTTACCCGGCGGTAGCGAATGCCATCTCTGGCGGCATGGACAACGCCATGCAGGCCTTTGTGGAGACCTATGCAGACCAGGCCATTGATGCCGCGCTGGGCGACGAGGAAGCAGCCAAGACGATGTTCAGCAAAGAGACGTTCCTGAACGCGTTGGAGAGCGGCCTTTCCGGCGGTGCATCCGGTGCGCTGGGCGGTGCTGTGGGCACCGGGCTGGCCAAGTACAACAGCGGTGACTCCAGTTTGCGGGGGCAGGCAGAATACTATGCCGCTCAGGCAGATGCAAAACAGGCGGCCCGGCAGCAGCGCAAGGCGCTGGAGCGGACGATGGAGCCGGGGGAGGCTGCTGCAGCACAGACTCCGGCAAGTAGCCAGAAAGTTACACAGCCTGCACAGCAGGCGGCACAGAACCAGGCCGTGGAGAACGCCGGGGAAAGTGTGGATAAAACTGCTTTGACGGACCAGCAGCGAGAGGCACAGAGCCAGGAAGCGAGTACAGCAGACAGCTCCTCTGATGGAGCGCTGGCCCGGCAGGACCTCTCCGTCACCTACGGTGACACCTCCCCTGACAGGGGAGGCCTTGGCATGTCGGGCAACTCTGAGCAGGACGCTCAGGTTTTGACTGACGCAGAAGAGCGGGCCCCGCTGCCGAGGGTGGAAAGTGCGGAAACACAGAACCAGGCCGTGAAGAATACCGGGGAAAGTGTGGAAAGCAGCCCGGCGGAGCTGCGGGAGACCATTGGGTTGCAGGAAGCGCCCACGGAAAACCAGAAGATGAACCGGGTGGAGCAGAAGCTGCGGAGCTGGCAGGTGAGCGAAAAGGCAGCAGAGAACCTGAGCAAGCAGATGCCCAGCGGGCTGAACGCGGACACCTATGCAGCGGCAGCCTCCAGCATGTACCGCTTGGGACAGATGGAGGACGTGGACACCTTTGACAAGGCGCTGCGGCTGGCGGGCAGTGAAAATGCCCTGGGCCTGAATGTGAACATGGTTCTGGAAAAGAGCACCGGGCGGAACGTGCTGGAGCAGGCCTACCTTTACGGCAAAGGCGAGCAGGAAGCCCGGACCCAGCAGATGAAGAAGCTGGGCGGTGCCCTGGGAGCCCAGAGCACCAGCGGCGAGGGTGTGACCTACTAC